TTTTGAATTAATGCCACATCAAATGTTTGTTAAAAATTTCTTATCATTTCAAACGCCATACAATGCTTTATTATTATACCACGGATTGGGTACAGGCAAGACGTGCAGTGCAATTGGAATTGCAGAAGAAATGCGTGGTTTTATGAAACAAGTCGGCTTTGTACAGCGTATAATGGTAATCGCCTCGCCCAATGTTCAAAATAATTTCAGACTTCAGCTATTTGATGAAAGAAAATTAGAATCTGACGGCGATGTATGGAATTTAAATACTTGTATCGGCAATTCACTCATAAAAGAAATTAATCCGACTAGTATGACCGGGATACCAAGAGATAAGGTCATTAGCCAAATTAATAGCATTATCAATAAGTATTATTCGTTCGTTGGATATACCGAGTTTGCTCATTTCATACAAAGGAAAGTAATATTACAAGACAATGCAACGATTGCTCCTGGCGACCGCAAGGAGATGAAATTAAAACGAATACGTAAATTCTTTGACAATCGTCTTATTATAATTGATGAGGTCCACAACATACGCCCGACAGATGACAACAAAGATAAAACAAAAAGCGCCGCTTTATTAATGGAAGTGTGCAAACACGCAAATAATCTACGACTATTGCTATTATCCGCCACGCCAATGTACAATAGTTACAAAGAAATTATATGGTTAGCTAATATTTTAAACAGTGTTGATAAGCGTAGTGCCATTACGGAATCAATGGTATTTGATAAAAATGGCAATTTCATTGAAGAAACCACCGATAAAAACGGTAGAATTGTTGAAAGTGGACAAGACCTTCTGCGCCGCAAACTAACTGGATATGTTTCATATGTTCGCGGTGAGAACCCTTATACATTCCCTTATCGCATATATCCAAACATATTTTCACCCGAAAATCTTGTTGATACTGAGAACTATCCGACAATGCAAATGAACGGGAAACCCATCGATGCTCCTCTTAAACATATTCCATTATATGTAACTAAAATCGGCGAGTATCAAGAAAAAGGTTATCGTTATATTATGGATTATTTACGGAACCGAAGCAGTAATGTTGTAGATAAGTATGGTAAGACAAAAATTATGCCGACATTTGAGAACATGGAAACATTTGGGTATACATATCTCGAAAAACCATTACAATCCCTTGATATTGTTTATCCTAGTTATGAATTAGACCAGCTTATTAGTAATAAAACTTCGATCAATGATGTCAATATGGAAACGATTGTTCAAAATATGGTTGGCAAAAATGGTCTGGCAAAAATTATTACACATAAAACCACGGAACAATTGCGTTATGATTATGAATATAATGCGGATATACTTAAATCTCACGGACGAATTTTTCACAAAGACAATTTACATAAGTACAGCAACAAGCTTTCTTCTATATGTAATAGTATATTATCATCCACCGGCATTGTCATCGTATATTCACAATACATTGATGGGGGTGTTGTACCTATGGCACTTGCATTAGAAGAAATGGGTTTTTCGCGTTACGGTTATGCTGCTTATACCAAATCGTTATTTAAAAAACCTCCTACCGAATCTATTGATTCTATTACAATGAAACCACGATCTCAGGAAAATAAAGGTAATTTTAAACCAGCAAAATACGTAATGATTACTGGTGACAAACGGTTCTCGCCGAATAATTATGATGATATGAAATATATTACAAATTCAGATAATGCAAATGGTGAAAATGTAAAAGTCATACTCATTACGAAAGCTGCTGCCGAGGGATTAGATTTTAAAAATATTCGACAAATTCATATAATGGAACCTTGGTATAATATGAACCGCGTAGAACAAATCATTGGACGCGGCGTTCGTAATCTTAGTCATTGTCGTTTGCCATTCGAAGACCGTAATGTTGAAATATACTTACACGCTACTCTACCGGCTGACGAAGAGGAAACCGCGGATATGTATGTATACCGTTTTGCTGAAAAGAAGGCAAAACAAATCGGGGTTGTCACGCGTATATTGAAAGAATCCGCCGTGGATTGTATCCTGAATATCGGTCAAACCAATTTTACAATTGATATGTTACTTGAACGCGATGAAAATAAAAATATTAAAATTAAGTTGTCAAGTAAAAACGGATTGGAGACTGACTATCAAATCGGAGATCGAGAATTTACTGATATATGTGATTATATGGACAATTGCAATTTTAAATGTTATCCATCTGCGACGATCGAACCATCGGACATTATTAATGAAACGTACAATGAATATTTTGCTAAAATTAATTACAGCATGATTGTGAAAAGGTTACGTCAGCTGTTCAAAGAAAAAACATTCTATAATCGCGTTGAACTGATAAATTCTATTAATATTAAACCAAATGACGTGAATAAAAAACTTACAAAAGTTATGTCAGAATTTCCCAATAACCAGATTGATTATACATATACTGAAACGCAAATTGATTTCGCGTTGTCTAGATTTGTAAATAATAAAAACGAATACTTAATTGACAAATATGGCAGACGAGGTTACTTAACAAATCGCGGCAATATTTATGTATTTCAACCAATCGAAATTACCGACCAATCGGCTTCTATATTTGAACGAACCGCACCGGTTGATTATAAACCGAGTAAATTACAACTAGAGCTCCCATTAAAACAACGCGCGAAACCGAAAACCACGGCTGAGATATCAAACGAAATTGAGAACGTGATTTCAATTAGAACATATAGCGATGTATTAAAACTTATTAATGATAATATGAATAATACGAAAGAAATGGTTGCATTAGAAACCGGCGATGTTGATTGGTATAAACACTTGGGCAATGTATTTCATAAATTACAATCGTTCCACAAAATAACTCGTGAAGAAATATATACCTATGCAATTCATCATTCAATTGATACGCTACCATTAAGTGATAAACTATTATTGTTAGCATATTTGTACAACGAGAACACGACACAATTTTTAGATGTTGAACTTGCAATGAAATCGTATTTTGATACTAAGATTATACAATCATCCGGTTCTCGGACGGGTATATTATTATTCGTTGAGAATAACGAGAACACTACATTTAAGATTTTTGTAGAGGATAATCAAGTGTGGAATGAATTGCACCCGACTGAATATGCACAGTTTAAACCTAGCATAAGTCGTTATATTTCGAATGTAACCTCTTTTAACGACATTGTTGGGTTTATGAGTATATTTAAGAACAATGAGGTTGTTTTTAAAACAAAGAATCTAAAAGATAAGCGAAATAATACAGGCGCCTATTGCGAAAATGCTGGGAAACGTGATATTATTACTAGATTAAACACCCTTTATGGAACAAATATTTATTCCGAATTAGAGATAAATAAAGATATTATTATTGATGGTGTCACCATTAAGAACATAATTTTTAAAAACGGTCTCTGTGTAATGATGGAAATATTACTACGGCATTATGATAAAACGAAACACTTAGGAAAACGATGGTTTTTTAATCCAGAAGAGGCTTTGTTAAATCGTATAATCGAGATAAAGAAATAATCGATTGACGAAAAATTGAATTCGTATCTATCTTTTATTTGAAATCACATAAAAGATAATATATTAGTATATTAGTTAGAATGAACAAATACAAGGATAATGAAAAAGATCAACAAAAAGTCTTTGGAGTATACGTTCAAGAAATGCTCACTATGAAGGTATTTCTCTCTATTACAGAGGTTGGGCAAAACATTAAACAGAATTTAGAACGATGGATTTCGAAAAATACCGAGGGACGTTGTATTCCAGAAGGATTTATTAAACCCAGTTCAGTGAAAGTTGTCAGTTATTCTAGTGGAACAGTAAACGGTGACAAGATTGAATTTCAAACTATATTCGAATGTATGGTTTGTCACCCAGTCGAAGGGATGCTTATTGAATGCGATGTCAAAACGATTACTAAAGCAGGTGTTCACGCGGAGGTAAATGATGGTTCTGGCGTTGTACCTGTCGTAGCATTTGTTGCCCGTGATCATCATTTTACCGACAAAGCATTTGCAAATATTAAGGAAAACAGCAAAATTTTAGTGAAAGTTATCGGCGTTAGATTTGAATTAAATGACCCATATATATGCGTTATCGCTAAGCTCACTGAACCACAACAAGACAATGCACGCCAATAATATTTACAAATGGACTTCATTAGTATGTTGTTTCCATAAGAAAGTAATTACTTTTTATGGAAAATTGAATACTTTTTTTTATATTTAATATACTCAACCTAATCTGTAACCTAAGTTACTACAATGTCTCAAATAAATATTTCGAATAATGATGTGTCTGATTTGTCTGACATATTTGACAATATGTGCACAGTTACTGACAGACATGACACTAATCACTCTGATCTACAATTGCAAAATATCAAAAATGAAAAAGAACAAAAAAATATTATACGCTGGATAAAAGAAGTCAAACGAGATACGGATGAATTAACCGCCGAACAAATTGAACGTGTTGATGTCTTGGAAAACGCGATTAAACTTGCGTGGGAACACTTCAATTGCTTATACAAAAAACACGCGGGGGATGTTAACCAGTGGATTGCTGACCCAAAAACAAATAAAACGATGGCGAACGATTATATTGAATATATGATCGCAGATTTCTATGAAAATCACCCTGACTGGATTGAAGAACGCGGTGACGGAGGCAATTTGGAAAACGATTATACTCATAAATGGGACGAAAGCGATTTATTGATTGATTGGGCATTTGTATTGCCAAAACACTTTCTAACTTGCGGCATTGACCCTATGCACCCTATATTAGCAGACGCTGGAGATTTTTGGTTTGATGACGAAGTATCCAAAAAGAATATCTATAAATGGGCAAAGACCACCGAAGAGAACGGATTGGACGGCAAGATTGCAGATATGTATGATAACAAATTCAATAAATTACCTTTTAATAAAATACCAAAAAAATACCAACAATATTGGAGCGAAGATGAAGAAGATGATGATGTGATTGAGAAAGAAGTCGAGAAAGAAGTCGAGATAGAACTCGAAAAACAAGTCGAAAAACAAGTCGAAAAACAAGTCGAAAAAAAAGTTGAGATAGAAGTCGAAAAAGAAATCGAGATAGAACTCGAAAAACAAGTCGAAAAAAAAGTTGAGATAGAAGTTGAAGCTGAACTGGAAGATGATATATCTAACCTACTTTCTGAAATTTCATTAGACGCAGATACTAAACTTGACGAGACGGAAGTTATTCCATTAGTCACACGTCTCTCTGAAAATTATACACGAATCATTCATCGCGATGAATTACGAAAATATAAACGACTAGATTGGGGAGGTAATGGAATAGGTGACCGATGGTGTGGAAAAAAATTCAACTATTCTGTCATATACACAACATCTCCTCCCAAAAACTACTCTGAGAACGATACTGATAGTGTTCCATTAGAAATTCTGTCTCAATTCAAGGAGACGAATTCTAACAGCAAGGGCATCATCGGCGTATTTGTTCATTCAATCCGCACAAATATAGTAAAACGACCTATCCGGAAGGAAATCGATAGGGAAATTAAAAAGATGTCGTGTGTCTGCTGTGGTTCAAAAAGCGACCTAATTTGTGATCATAAAAATGACATATATAATGATGAAAGTGTGTTAGATGTAAATACGCAGTGCATTGATGACTTCCAATCATTATGCAACCATTGTAATTTACAAAAACGACAGATTTTCCGAGAAGAAACCACCAATAACCGGATATATTCTGCTAAGAACTTAGCCCCATATAGGATGTATCCATTTGAATTTCCGTGGGAAAAAAAGGTGTTCGACGTCAAGGACCTAACCACAAAAAAAGACACCTTCTGGTATGATCCGGTCGAATTCAATAAAAAAATATTCTTGTATATGAATTGCACAATCCCGATTTTAAATGAAATAAAGAACAAAATTAAGAGGCAGACGCTAGTAACACGTCATTAGTTTTATCAACATATTCCTTTGATATTTCACATCCTCTGAATTTTCTATTTGTATTCTTACACGCAATTGCTGTCGTTCCTGCACCCAAAAATGTATCTAATACTACATCGTTTTCTTTTGAATGCTTATTAATTAGTGTCTCAAACAATGGTAAGCTTTTTTGAGTAGGATGAAATCGGTTTTTTCCGCCTTGCAATGGAAACATATAAATTCCATTGTCATACGAACTGTTAAATGTCGGTATCCCCCCTTTAACGCCAATTAATGCAATTTCTCTACAATTTGTTAAATAATTTACTTTACTATTTCTCGGCTGCGGATTCGTCTTAATCCATTCAATCATTCGTATTTGCTTAAAATTGTATTTTTCGAATAATTCTTTGAGTGGCGTAATTTTCCATAGATCAAAGAACATTATCAATGTCCCACCCTTCCTCAACTTTTTATAATATTCAGATACAAATTGTTCAAGCATCTCCATAGTAAACTCGCTATCCCATTCCCCATAATCGGTTTTAACGCAATATTTTTTACCATAGATAGACCCGTATTTCAAATACTTTTCTCGGTTTTCATCATCGAAAATTGCGTTTTCTATCTTATATTGTTCCCAGTCATCGTTTGTTTTTACTAGCGAAATATCATTTTCCTCGTTGAATTTTACATTGTTGTAATGTTCATTCATTCCACTATCCTTTGATATGATATATGGTGGGTCGGTTAATACTAGATCGATTGAATTGTTTGGTATCGTTGATAAATATGATAATCCTTCTACATTCTTGATTTCAATATCAAGTAACGACCGTTCCACTGTTATGGGGTCGAGTGCTACCGGCAACTTCTTTGATTTTTTTGCGGGCTTCGGTTTCGGCAGTTGATTTTCTGTATCCAACGACATTGTATTGGATAATTCCATTTTGTTTATATTATATTACTATTGTCTTACTTGTATATTCAATTTTTCACTATATATTTTACATTTCAAATGGCACATATATGTAAAATTGAAACAATTATTTGATTTTGTTTTTATGACATCTATAGTATAATAGCAAGAAGCAAATGAGCGTTCATATTGAGATTCTTTTCAAGGAAGAGGTGTCGGATCATAGTGGGTATTGCAGTGGTGAGGAGTGCGAGCTGACCACAAGGGTTTACAAGAAACAACTCGAAGTAGAGATTGGCGAAATTACAAACAATTTGGAGTTTTTTGAAAAGTATGCTGACAAAGTTGTCTGTGACGACCATAGCAACTCGAATTGGTGTGATTTGAGCGAAGATGTAGTATCTGCCGGTCTATCTGCACACGAATACCGGATCACAATACTGAGAGTCAGTCTAGTAGACACATCAAAAAAAAGGAAACAGAGAAGGCGAAAACGAGACAAACAGCGGTTAAAAAAGGAAATGCAGAGGAGGCGAGGTGACATATAAGATTTTCGAATAAAAAATGATCAATAATGTTATCAATGAAGATCTGTTGGATAAAGTGCCCACATAGATATTTTATGGGAACTTTACATTTTTTACGTTAAAAATTATCAAAAACTCCAGAAAAGAAATGGCATCGCTATTTGAAAATGGACAAAAATAAATGTCCAATTTTCAAAAGTGGAAGGAAATGTTTGTAACAAAATATCGATTTTTTGAGATGAAAGCATATTGCAGTGAATATCATAATTTAGTGTAATATTTGGCTGCATATTTTTTTTAAATATATTACGCTGAAAACTTACTTAGATATTTATGTCCTTATAGTTTAGGGTTACGATGCTGACAAAAAAGTTGCTGGAAGTTGCTTCGAAATATGAATGTAAAAATTGTGACTATTATACAAGCAAGACGAGTAGTTACACTAAACATTTATCAACTGCAAAACACATTCGGTTGACGTCGGCTGACGCAAAAAGTTCTAACGAATATGAGTGTAGATGCGGAAAACAATTCAAACAACGACAGGGATTATGGCGTCATAAACAAAAATGTGATTCAGTTACACCAACGATTCCATCCGACCAAAAAGTTGCCGATACAAGATCCGCAAATAACTCAGATGAAATGATTACCTTATTCAAGCAACAAAATGATTTAATAATCGAATTAGTACGTGAAAATGCAGATTTTAAAGAGCTCTTGCTAGACCAAAATAAACAAATGGTTGAATTGGCAAAAAATGCTGGTCATAATACAATTCACAATACAACAAATAACAATAAGTTCAATCTGAATTTCTTTTTGAATGAAACGTGCAAGGATGCGATTACGATGAGTGATTTCATTAATTCAATTGAGGTAACCATGGAGGATTTTATTCAAACCGGTAATATCGGATTTGTAGATGGTATTTCCAAAGTGATGGTGGAACGAATTAAAGTGATGGACTTGCATACGCGTCCGATGCACTGTACGGATTTAAAACGTGAAACCTTGTATATCAAGAATGACGAGAAGTGGGAAAAAGAAGATAGTGATAAAACACTATTACGTAAGGCGGTGAAAAACATCGCAAATAAGAATTATAACCAGTTACATCAATGGTATAACAATAAAAAACCGGAGGTAGAAATCATTGGGACGAATGAATGTGAGGATTATTTTAAGTTTTACAAATCAGCACTTGGTGGATATGATAAAGAAGAGGATAAGAAATTCGAAGAAAAAATCATCAAGAATGTTCTCAAAGAAGTGTTATTAGATAAAACTGTGTAAATGATATAGAAATGACTTGTATTATATAATAACATAATGCAGTCCCATAATTTAGACAGATTAGAAACATTAAAACATAAGATAGAGTCAATGACTAAATTCCATCAAATCGAAATATTGAAGATTCTATCAAAGAAACTGTGTAAGTTAAACGAAAACAAAAGCGGAGTATATGTAAATCTCTCGTTTTTGCCAGACGATTTGTTAGAAGAATTGACAAAATACATAGTGTATGTAGAGGAACAGACCGAAACATTTGCAACTGCGGAATATCAGAAGAATGAATTCAAGACATCATTCTTTTTAGAAAAAGAGGATAAAGACAACGTTACGTTACATCATAGTTCGATTAGTTATTAATCAAGTATGACATCAACTTGTAACCCCATATTTTTTTATGACAACCCAACACCAGGTTTGTCACAAATATTAGAAAAACTGGCTCCGCATATGTATAACTACAACAATAAGTCTGCCCAAATTAAGTCGCCTCAACCGAAAATGTCAGAACAATCAAACCAAGTGGTTGAACCCATCGCGAAAGTAGAGTCGAAAGTACCGGATGTAATTACACCAAACCATCCAGATTCGTTATTTTGGTGTATATATATAATAGCAAATGGATATAGTGATTATATCCAAATTGCTCGAAACTATGGAGTAAAGAAGTTGGAGGTAAATACGACAATAATGCAGTATATGCAAAAGAATATGAATAAAATGTATGAAACAAATATCAAACTTACAAAGATCGCCGGACAAGTCACAATGTCAGAACTATTGTCAGTGCAACCGACTACTAATTTAAACTGTATGTTGGCGATGTGTATTTACTATAAAATGAATATTTGGTTATTAAATGTGAATAAGACCGGATTATTAAAATTTATTTCGTCAAAAGAAAATGATAACCCCACATATATAGTATATAAAGGTGACAATGGAATATATAGCGTAGACATTGAACCAATTACAAATGAACGAATGTCTGAATTAGACACAGAAGTAATTTGTTTAGACAGTTCAACGAGACCATTGAAAGCAATCTCGCATTATAGTGTAGAACAATTAGTTGCACTTGCTGACCGGTTGAAAATATATGACACAAATAAAAAGTACAAGAAAGCGGAATTATATAAAGAGGTTTCAGAATTATTAGCGTGGGTCTAATTCATCACAACTACAAAATTGAATTCATATAAAATAATATATGAATTTACTATATAAGACAATATATTATGATTCCAGCCACCAACGCGAATTCCGGAGGGGACCCGTTGCAAAATGTTCGAGGGGGGGCACGGAGCGTGAAGGAGGTTGCTAACAAAAAACAAGAATTTGAAAATATTGTTGGCTATTATTTAGAAAATAATCCATCCGTTTCACTTGACCGTAAATCACACGAATTGGAGATAAGATTCGGAACGAATCCGCGTATATCACATCCAATTACCAAAATTGATTACGACAATGTTGTAAAACAATTAAAATCGTGCGGATTTGTCCCGGAAAATA